CTCCGGAGCGATGTAAATCCCGTCGGCCAGGATGGCCTCGATGCTGTTCTCAATATCTTCCTTGATTGCGTCTTCGACTGACTGGTAGCGCTCGGTGTCCGGAAAGCCCATCAGTGAGAACGCCTTATCCGGCGGGATCATGCCAAGATTGACCCAGTTTTCGACCATTGCGGTCTTGCCGGCGGGATCGTCCGGAAGTGCATTGATCGGCATTGCCTTTAGGAAAAATTTGTCACGGGGAAGATCGACGTCAGACCACTTGATAGCAACTGCGCTATCCTTTGACGGGAACAGTACGGTTTTGCTGGATGGATAAACTTCCTTGCCCATCTTAACCAGCAAATCGGCACACTCAACATTGAACCGCTCAATGGCTGCCTGCTTATCGGCAAAGCGAGCCGACTCAATGTTGCGCATCATGCGAATGGCTACCCCATACTCCGGGAAGCCTGGAGGGCGCTGGCTAGTGGCGGACATCTGGCTGATGCCCTCCTCCTCGTAGGCGTCTTTTTTGATCTGCTGGATATGCTGAAACACTTCCGGCGGGATGACCTGATTGATGCGAACGTCCGGCGGTTGGGTGCCCTCATAGTCGATGATTGCAAGAAGATCGTTGGTAATCTTGTTGTTCTGGATCTTGCTGTTCTTGTGCTTCATCAGCCAGGCCCAGGAGTTCACCTCGAGAGACTTCTGCACGCGGGCAAGAAGATTATTTAGAGCACGTTGCTTGCCGTGCTGCTCACAGGCTAGACCCTCGCCGTAGTATCCGCGAACCTTCTTGGTCCATACATACTTGACGAAGGGGAGAAAATCCTTGTTCCACTCCTCATCCAGCAGCGTCGCACCTTCGACACAGATCAGATGCCTGCCCTTGTCGCCCTCTTTTCCACTGGGCTGCCTCCACGCCTCAACAACGCAAACCAGGTCGGTGATCGTAACACCGCCGTCGACGTGGAGCGGGCGCTCATTCTCTATCTGTTCTTCCTTGTCAGGATACATCCCGACCAGCGCATCCTTCGGAATAAATTTCTCCCGCTGGATCATTTTCGTTTTTCCGTCGATGGCTGACTGTTCGTCGACGATCACCTCAATGGGGTGGACGGACTCCATTCGAACGTCCTTGGAGTCTTCGTAGAAATACATATGGCCGGTGCCATACAGGGCTCCGTTGCGGCGGACGTCGGTCTCTTTTCCGTAGTAGTCCTCTGCGTGGTAAATGCCCTCGACGTATTTGCCTAACTGTTTGGCCTGGCGGCGCATCGCCCAGTCTCCGCCGGAGGTGAGAAACATCGGCCTAACGCGAGAGATAGACATCTGCGCAACAACGGTGTCAACGCAGGATCGGATCACATTATATGTCAGCGCGGGATCGGATCCGGAGACCGTGCCAAATAGCGGGTCCAGAGACTTGAATGTTCCCGGCGTTAACCCCATAACCTCATATCCGTGGTACAGGGAGGCCCAGTAGCGCATAGACTCAAACACTCCGGACTGCTGCTCTTTGATGCTACGGACGTATGCGAACAGCTCGTGGTGAGCGTCTCCCTCGGGAGCATTCCACCATTTTTTCTCTAGAAACTGGCTCATCTAAATCCACCCTTCTTGTAAAAAGCATTTTCCTGCTCTTCGATATTTTCCTTTTCTATCTCTTTTTCTCTAACATCCCAGTAGGCCCTCGTACCGAATCCGGGCTTCTCCTGCGGCTTTTCGTGCGTGTAGTGATAGGACTCGCGGAAGGCGTATAGCAGAGCATCGCAGCAGTCGTTTCGACATGACGGATCTTCTTTTCTTGCTGCACCAAGGATGCTCTCCCCGGTCTCTATCGGGCGCATGCCGCGCATCCATCGCCACCTGAGCATGCTGACCTCTTCATCGATCTGCTTATTAAGCCCATAGGGATCGACGACAATCACTCGCCCCATGGACATATCAACATTGATGATGTCTATCCAATCTTCCTTGTACGTTTTCGTTAGGGTCGTAATCGGGACACTATATCTGTTTCCAAGTTCCTCTGTGAGCTGCCGGCGGGCTCCGTGGTCGCTGACGATTTGGATGCCCGGATACTTCGCCATGTACTCGTGGCACTTCTCGGCGATCTCCGATAGTTGCATCTTAGGGTGCCGATAAGTCTCGAGCACATATAGCTTATTATCAGCATCGGGATTATAACAGCAAACAGCAAACCCATTAGGATCGTCCCAGCCAAAATCAATGCCAAGAATGTAGCGATCACCAAACCTCTTTTGATAAAACGGAGCACAGTTCCGCGTGCGGTCATACAAATAGACGAGATCGTTGCTATCGAGCACCCACTCACCACAGTACTCCCGGCGAAACCACGGGAGAGACTCAACGTCCTTATTTTCCCTCCGGAGAGATTCAACCAATTCCCCCATCTCTCGAACCACATATGGATTGTCTCTCCATGTCCAGCGGTGGACGTCCCACCCCTCTGACTTCAGGCCAGATGTCACGTCGAAGAACAAACCGCGCTGGATGCTCCCGGCAGTGCCTAACATGTAAATCTCTCCTCGGAGATCTGCCGTTGCGGGCTCGAGGACGTTCCTGATGAGATTATCGAGACTTGCCCGAAACGAGGCAGCCTCATCAATGACCGCCGTGGCAATCTTGATCCCGCGATACTGCTCGATCCATTCCAGGTTGTCCGCGCCGACGATTGCAATAATGTGGCGGTTAGGAAGCGTTGCACGCATCTTGACGTTGTGGAACCTAACCCCAAGATTGTGCTCCTCATTGATGCGTTTGAGCTCCTCCCAGATAATGAGTTCCGCCGAGCCCTTCGTGAGGCCGATGAATAGCGATTTTGCACCGGGGAACAGGAGCGCCCGAACGAGTAGAATTGTTGCCGCAGCCACTGATTTCCCTGCGCGGCGCGTGGTGATGGCAGCCTTCTTACGCGATACCTTGGACTCAACGAATAGGCGTTGCTTTTCAAAAAGACTGCCCTTGAGCCCGGAGCGCCTCCGGAGTTCAGCCCGGAGTTTGTGGAGTAGGAGTTCTGGGCTGCCAACATTCACGCGGCCTTCTTAACCTTTGGAGCTTCCCTGTCGAAGCGCAATTCAACGCAGTTCGATAGCGGTGTCCAAAACTCCTGGCCCCGAACGATGACGCGGACGCAACCAAGCTCGGTGTCCAACTCCAAAAGCTCCAGCCCAACAGACTGGCCGGCTCCATCAATGGAATAGGTGTGATATGCATAGACCCCAACAGGCAGCGCGACCCTGATGCTAAGTAGCTTCTTGATCATATTCTCTCCCAGATTAAAAATGGATTGTACGTTACAAAATTATATCCGAGCTTGGAGGATAGGGCACCCCACTCCCAAGACTGAACGGCAATAGACCTCGGCTTGGTATCCAGCGAGGCGGAAAGCAGGGCCGTTGCAATGCCCATCCTCTGATAGGTTCTTTTGACAAAGCAATACAGCACGTCGGAGCGCTTGGCGGCAACGCAGTACCCGAGAACCTCGTCCGGGACGTCCCGGCACACGGCAACAAGGACAACGATTCCAGGCGTGGATAATATTCTTTCAATAGCCGCGTGGATGTGGCTAAAATATAGACCCTGCGGAATATCTCGATATGGTGCCAGCGGGCGCATCGAGCGCAGCCATGAGGAGTAGATCAGGTTTGTTTCCGTCTCGTTCATCTCCCGGATTTCAATCTCGGCCAGGTCAATCATCTACAATCCCCGGGTTGATTCTTGACAGTTTGTCCATCGTCGACTCGATAGCCTTTTTTAACTCAGTGTCCGACATGGCCCCGAAAGCCTCTGCCTCATCAGGGGCGGACATCGAGACGGACTTCTCCCGCAGGATGCCGGAGGCAACTTTGCACAGGGAGGCAATGGCAGCGCCGGCGGACGGAGGGAGCATGCCGCTGTTGATGTCGGTTATCGCAGAGCTGATGATGGAAACGATGTCAGACGTGGTAGCAAGTGGTATCTTGGTGGCCAAAGTGGCGAATTTTGCGACGTTTTTCTTTTGTTCGGCTGTCCGCTGCCGCTTGGCACGCATGTCAGGGTCGTGAAAGTGACAAAACTCGATTCCGTGGGTTGCCAGACCGTTGCAGGGCTTGCCTTTTGCGGTAGTGGCTTGACACATTCTTGCAGATGCTATTTTTTCACTCATTGCTCGAGCATTCACTTTTCGCAGATTTAGTACGGTGCAGTAACAACGTATGGCACGTTGCATAACAAAAAGCAAGTAACTTCTTCGTATTCCTGACAATAATCGTGCCAATCTATAAAATTGTAATGAAAAACACAGAAAAAACACGAAAAGATTCCGGATTTCCCATTTTTTTCACTAAGTCAGCTTATATTTGCTTGTTTGTGGAC